TTTGCAAACATGACACCCCAATTCAAAGAGATCATGGTATCTAAGTGCTTGGTACCAGATTAATAAGTGTCCACTGAGTCACCCATTCACCCCTCACTCTGTTATAATACTTGTATGGGATGAATCGATGACGTGCTTGCACCGATGGGTAATTCTCCCAAAACTATTATGGCAAAAAACACACACCTAGAGCACCTAGAAGACGACATTTTTAACAGTGGTCCTGCTGGTGTTACAAATTCAATCAATTTTCTGAAGTCACTGAGAGAAATGCTGACTACAGGAAGTGGTGGTGCACAGATGAAGGTTACTACCAAATGGGATGGAGCACCTGCTATTATATGTGGTAGGGATCCACAGGACGGTAGGTTTTTTGTTGGTACTAAGTCAGTATTTAATAAGACAGATCCAAAGATAGTATACAGTGAAGCAGATGCAGACAGATTCTATCCAGGTCAGACTGTTGGGAGTATCCTTAAAAATTGTTTACAGAGACTATCTACTCTACCTATACAAGGTGTGCTACAAGGTGATCTCCTATATCAAAAGACACCAGCAGTAATAATGCTAGAGGGTAAACGCACCTATAGTTTCAGACCTAATACTATTACATATACTATTGATGTTGATAGTGAGTTGGGTAAGAAGGTAGGAGAAAGTAAGTTAGGTATAGTATTTCATACAGAGTATACTGGTAGGACTATCGCAGACATGGTGGCAGGTTTTGGTGCTGATGTCAGTGGACTACAAGGTAAGAAGGATGTGGCAGTATTCTCCTCAGAGTTTACTAATGTAGATGGTGCTGCCAACCTTACTATGGTTGAGAAAGCAAATGTAGATAGGACTATCCTTTCTGCTGAGAGAAACCTAAGACAAGGTGCTTCATTCATTAAGGGTGTGCAAGACGTAGGTAAAGGACCATTTACATTACCTGCATTGTTTAAGGTATACTTTAACCAAGTCGTACGAGAGGGTAGGGTACCTAGTGCTCAAGTAATGTCAAAACAATTCTGTTGTTTCATTGATGAGAAGTTTAACAAGGAGATGGCAAAGAAGAAGACCTTGAAATCTAAAGCAGAGTGGATGAAACGTCGTAATGAAGCTGTCAGATACATAAATACTAACAGGTCTTCCATGAACTCAGCATTGGATGGGTTTAAAAACCTGATGGATGCTAAGGTTATGATCATAAATAAGTTGACGAAGATCAAAAGTGTTGGCACATTCCTTGAAGAAGAGAATGGTCTACGAGCTACTAACCCTGAGGGGTTTGTTGCTATTAGAGATGGAGCAGCACTCAAACTTGTTGATAGACTGGAATTTTCCAGAGCAAACTTTACAGCCGCTAAGGACTGGGGATGAAATTTTTAGAATTCTTAAGAGAAGCAACTAAAGCCAAAGGTAAGACTGCTGCTGAAAAGAAAGCAGAAGCACAGGAGGCTGACAATCATGTGGCGATTACTTTCGGGAGGTTTAATCCTCCTCATGCTGGTCATGGCAAGCTCCTCGATGCTGTTAAGGCACATGGTGGAGACTCAGGTAATTATAGAATCTATCCAAGCAGGTCACAAGACCATAAGAAAAACCCCTTAGGTGCTGATCAAAAGGTTGGACACATGAGGAAGTTGTTTCCATCACATAAGGATGCTATTCAAAACAATGAAGCACATAGGAATGTCTTTGACATACTACGTGACCTAAATGATGAAGGTAAACAGCATGTAACTATGGTAGTGGGGGATGATCGTGTCAAAGAATTCGAGAAGATCACTAACAAATACAATGGAGTGCACTATGATTTTAAGACTATTAATATCAAGTCTGCTGGTGCTAGAGATCCAAAGTCTGAGGATCCAGTCGAGAAGTTAAGTGCTAGTGGTCAGAGGAAGCATGCTTCTGGTGACGACCATGATAGTTTTCATGCTGGTATGCCTAAAGGTACCAGTAAGAAGTATAGTAAGACCCTAATGTCTGATGTAAAGGCAGGTATGGTACCTCCTAAGAAGGACAGTAAGAAGAAGACTACCAAAAAAGAATCCGTATGGGACTATGCACCTAAGCTAGACTACGATTCATTCAGAGATTTCTATATGCTCAATCAGATCTTTAAGGTCGGAGCATTAGTAGAGCATGACGACACAGGATTGCGTGGTCATGTAGTCCACCGTGGTACCAATTATATTATTATGAAGGACGATAAAGATATTGAGTTACGTGCTTGGTTACAGCATGTGACAGAGGTAAATGAACTCTCACCTACACAGGTAAGAGCAGCAGATACCAGTAAGGACCAGTCTAACTACTCTGCTGATGATGGCAGTGGTAATACGTGGAAGGCAGGTACAGATACATATAGAATAGCACTTCAATCTATGACACCTGGTCAAGGGGTCAAGAAGTTTTCTGACTTCAATGCAGAAATCAGAAATAATAAATAATCACGTATAGAAACAACCTTTCTTTCTGGACAAAGAAAAATGAATTTAGAAATGCTAGTATCATCTGCTCTTATGGAGTATTCCCAAGTGGAGCAGCAGAGAATCCTTTTAGCGTTGGAAGAAGGAGCAACCCCTCCAACCCCACGTATCAAGAGAGGACTTGAGAAGGTGATGGAAGTCTTCAATACATGGGAGCCTATCGTAGAAGGATATGCTGGTTTCCCTGTAGAAAGAGATCATATCGATAAGAAGAAGCGAGAGCACGACAAGGATAGAAACATTGGACGTGTTGTACGTGACTTCGTTATCACTGGTAAGAAAGCTGACGGACGCTACATTGTTGTCGGCAAAAAAGGAGAGAAAACTGCTAAAGCACCAGAAGATATGGGCTTGACTGCTGTTAAAGAAGGTGTAGGTATCGATATAGAGATACTTCATCAACAGATGTTAACTGAAGCAAAGAAAGCCAAGAAGGTGAAGAGATGGTGGGATGATGACGGAGATGGCAAGGGCTATGAGAAGCATGAAGTCAAAAAAGAATCCGTAACAGACCCAGATCTTATAAATAAACTACGTGCCTCTGGTATATTCACCGAAGAGGAGCTTAAAAAGATAGCGGAGACTGACTATGAGTAATCCCAATGGGAAGTCTGCACAGGATAGCTATCTGAAAACCAAAAAGAAGGGTAACATCACGGTTAACCCAAAGAAGGAGGATCTAATGTCCGAATTGTATTCAAAGAATTTAAAATCTGCACTTCAAGAGATAAAAGAGAAGGCAGTTACAGCAGCAAATACAACAAAGCAAAAAGAAAAAGTCAAAGGTCAAGAGAAGGTACAGCCTGCTACACCATGTGCTGAAACCAAGGAACCTATTGATGATAGTGCTACTAGAGCAGAGATACAGGAGCGAATGCGTCAGCGTTTACTTCAGTTAACTCAAGAGCATGACAGTAAGTATATGATTGACCCTAAGTAAGGTTATATATAGAGTAACCTACTCATAGTTGATCATGATTAACTTTTTAATGCCTATCGCTATTAGCATAATAAACAAGGCTATCGATAGAATCCCAGAAGATCTGGACTCAGTAATAAAAGATTTTGTTATTAAGATACTTAAGAAGGCAGCTGCCAAGACAGACAACAAAGTGGATGACGAGCTAGTCGCTGCTGTTGCTAAGGCACTGCTTGAATCTTAGTGCTTATAAATAAATTATAGGAAAAATTATTCTCAGAGGAGAAACAAATGGCAGTCTTTGGTACAATAGACGCTGCTACGTTTGGAAATAATGTCGCTGTCACGAATGGTGATGCTACTGTTACCAAGAATGCAGCTGATAGTGTTAACGTAGGAGATATTCTAGTATTGAATAGCGTTAACTATCTCGTAAGAGAAGTAACCAGCACAACCGCAATCGAATTACACAAAGCATACGCAGGTAGTACTAATGGTACACTAGCAGGTGCTGTCAGACGTACTGCACCAAAGGCAGTTGCTGAGTATGTTGTAAAGGGTGGTGACAGTGTAAGTTACGACCTAGTATTTGTTGATACTACAGAGCAATCAATCGCATCAAACAAGACACGTGGAATCACTGGTCCTGGTTGGTGGCAGTATCGCACATACCAGTCACACAATGGTGACACTAAGCATAAGGCAGAATACATAGCACCTGCAAAGGCAGCTGCTGGATCTTCTGGAGACTTCACTGATGATACAGTGGTAGCAGATGTATTAGAAGTCATCACAGTTGGTACACAACCTGCAAACTCTACTTCTTCTAGTGGAGCTGGAACATTCGTTGCTGCTGCAACAGTGGATCAGTCAGGTACTATCACATACCAGTGGCAGAGACAGACAGCAAGTGCTACTACTCGTTGGGTAAATGTAAGTGCTTCACTTGACACAGGTATTACATATGCAAACTTCACTACAGCAACACTTGCTTACAGTGGACTAGCATCTGATGCACTAGACGGTTACAAGTATCGCTGTGTTATTAACACAAGCAAGGGTGCTGAAACCAAGAGAACAAACGGAGCTGCCACACTTACATTCGGTAGTTAGTAATTAAATAATTCGTAATGCATTTTGAATCACTTAATGAAAAAAACTATTTGATGTTCGCTATTAAGCACTACGATAACCCTCAATCGGTGACAGTAGATGACTTCATGGAGGATATGAAGAAGTTTAAGTACCTCAAGAGACTACTCAAGAGGTACTTGAAGACATGTATCCTTCGAGTCAACTTGATACTG